TCTGACAGAGATAGACATTTAATACATTTAGGCACTGAAACTACTGTAGGTACAAACTCTCAAGATAAAATGTTTATACGTTTTGCAGATCAAGAAAACTTTGAAGATTACACACCCACTTCTACTAATACTGCTGGTACATTTAGAATAGATAGCGGAACAAAAATAGTCGGTGCAGTAAATGCTGGTAGTTATATTTTAATATTGACTGATACTGCTGCTTATACGATGCAATTTGTTGGACCTCCTTTTACATTTGGTATTCAACAAGTTGGAGCTAATTGTGGATTAATTTCACAACATGCAATAGTTGCAGTAAACGGTGTAGTTTATTGGATGGGACAAGCTGGTGGTTTTTATTTATATGATGGAACTGTTAAAAAAATATCTTGTCAAGTTGAGGACTTTGTTTTTACAACACAAGACACAGATGATTTAGGTATAAACTTTGATGCAGCAGATGTAGTGTATGCTGGTTACAATTCTTTATTTAGTGAAATAAATTGGTTTTATCCTAAAGCAGGATCTCTTCAAATTGATAGAGTGGTCAGTTACAACTATGCTGAGGGTTTATGGACAATAGGATCATTACCTAGAACAACTTATTATGACAAAACAATTTACGAAAACCCTTATGCTACTGAATACAGCACTACAGCTATACCTACTTTTCCAATTATACAAGGAGTCACAAACACTAATGGTGCTACAACTTTGTATGCTCATGAAAAAGGAGTCAATCAAGTAAGTTTTGACGGAACACATACTGCTATCATTGGTAGTATTCAAAGTGGTGATTTTGAAGTACAGGGACAAGCAGAAGGTTTAACGGTTACTGGAGAGTTTTTTATGAAAATAAGAAGATTTGTCCCTGATTTTAGAGCACTTGATGGAAACGCTAAAGTAACTATAAATTTAAAAGATTTTCCAAGTGACACTGAAGCTAGTAGTAGTTTAGGTCCTTTTACTATATCTAGTTCAACTCAAAAAGTAGACACAAGAGCTAGAGCCAGAGCTATTAATTTAAAAATTGAAAACGAAACTACTGATGAAAGTTGGCGTTATGGCACATTTAAAGCTGATGTGCAACCTGATGGTAGGCGATAATGTATGGACATAAAAAATGTTGTTAGTTTTGAGGATGAAAAAATATGGAAAAGTGATCACACCTCTAATCCATATGCTATAGTTTTGAATGCTGCAAAAATATGGAAATTTTCAAAACATGAATGGCCTGAACAGTATAAATTTTATTATGAATTAATTAAAGAAAACGAGAAAGAATTTAGGTGGGGTTTAGACAAACAAAAAGCTATTAAGGTATTCATTATGAAAGAACACTATTATTTTGCTGCGCCTCCTGATATAATATATAAAGTTTTAAGAAAAGAACCTGAAAAAAAGAAAGGTAAACGTAAATGAATCAAAAACAATTAAAGGGTGTAATTGCAGGTTTAGAAAAAGCTTCAAAGTTGCATCAAAAACAAGCTAGTATATTAAAAAAAATGGTAACAAATGGTAACAAAAAAAGAACCACTAAAGGGAACGGGAAAAAAACCTAAAGGTAGCGGTCGTAGATTATATACTGATGAAAATCCAAAGGATACGGTAAAAATTAAATTTGCCACGCCTGCGGATGCTAGAAAAACTGTTGCAAAAGTTAAAAAATTATCAAAACCTTTTGCTAGAAAAATACAGATCTTAACAGTAATGGAACAACGTGCTAAGGTAATGGGTAAAACTCAAGTTGTAAATATAGCAAAAGCAGGCAAAGAAGCTATAAGAAAGCAGAGAAAAAAAATTGGCTAAAATAAATACATTTATACCAGAACCAAAAGAAGAATATAATATTGAAAATCAAAGACTTATTAATTTAGCTATTACACAAATAATACAAAAATTAAATTTTAGTTATCAACAAGAAATTAAAAATGATCAACAAGCTTTTGAATATTTTTTATCATGACAATACAGTATAAAAATCAAGGTTTTAAACAAGCTGATACAAGTAAAACTACAGTGTTTACATGTCCTACTAACGCAACAGTTATAGTTAAAAGTGTTTACTGTGCAAACAATGATGCTTCATCAGCTATTTTAGTAAATATGAATTTTGTTGATTCATCTGATTCTAACACTGAGTATGAATTTTTCAGAGATGACGTTGCGGCTAAATCTCAAGTAAACGCTACACCTCAAGGATTAAATTTAGAAGCAGGGGATGCTGTAACTATACAAGCAGCCACTGGCAGTAATAAAATACAAGGATTAATAAGTTACGCTTTGATTGATCGTTCTCAAGAAAATGGATAAAATTAGTTCTGCTATTTTTAAAATAGAAAAAGCTTTACATTATAAAGTATGTAAAAATTTATCAGAATATATTGAAATTAGTCCTTCAAAAAAAGCGACTTTGTTAAAAGATGGTAAAGACATTGAAGATATAAAATATAGAAATGTTTACAATTATGGATTAGATGAGTCAAACGAATATGATCTTTTATATAAAAATTTAATATTTAATACTTGCAGCACAGCAATAAAAAATTATCAAAAGCTATTTCCTAGTTTGCATCAGGAATTAAAATTAGAATCTATTAATTTATTAAAATATATCAAAGGTAATTTTTATAAAAAACACACAGATGCATACCATCAAGTAAATAGACAATTATCTTTTATAATAAATTTAAATGAAGATTATAAAGGAGGAGAGCTTATATTTTATTACCCTAATAATCAACAAGTTGCATATAGTAAAATAGAGTTAAAAACGGGGGACCTTGTTATGTTTCCTAGTAATTTTATGTATCCTCATTCAATTGAACCAATTACGTCTGGCACTAGATACAGTATAGTTTGTTGGTTTAGTTAATGCTTGATTTATCTGTTAAATTATAGGATATTATATAAATGAAAAAAATTAAATGTGAGTCTCAAGAAACATATCGTAACATAAAAACTAATGTAATATATGCATCTAAACAAGATGCAGATCATGACGTAGAAAATCCTAACACTGACACAAAAAGAGAAGATATAGCAGTTGACGTAAATATTATTGTTCCAAAAGAAGCTTTGTCCTTGATAAGCAAAACCAAAGATGAAAATTAAATACGATAGATTTTATTATAATCCTTTACCAAAAGAATTGAAGATTGATGTAAGTTCTACTCATGGGCATGGCATTTTTGCTAAATATAACATACCTAATAAATATGATTTAGGTATGAGTCATATAAAAATACCTATTATACACGGATATGTTAGAACTCCGATGGGAGGTTTTTTAAATCATAGTGATGAACCTAATTGTTGTTTGTTTGTTGATTTAGACTGGGATGATTATTTAGTATATAAAGTAATGACTATTAAAAAAATTAAACAAGGACAAGAATTGTTATTAGAGTACGGTTCATGAATCCTTCAGGTGGTACAGAAATACAACATAGGTTTTTGTCTCATTACGTTGATGACAAGCTCTTAAACAATTTTCAAATATGCACATCAATACCTGGTAAAGTAGAGTTAAGTAAAGAAAAAATTAATATTTTATGGCAAAAAAATAGTCACGACCAACCTAATATATATCCGTGGTTTGAAGATAAAAGTAATCACGATAAGTTTGATTGGTATGTTTTTAATAGTCATTGGAACTATGAAAAGTATAGATATAGATTTGATATACCCACTAACAAATGTCATGTCATAAAAAATGGTGTAAATAATTTTCCTACACTAATACCTTTTAGTGAAGGCAATATGGTACGTATGTTGTTTCATGTTACACCCTGGAGAGGACTTAATGTTTTATTAGGTGCTATGAGTTTATTAAAAGATTGTAACGTACATGTAGATGTGTTTAGTAGTTGTAAAATTTATGGAGATGAGTTTGAAAAAGAAAATAATGATAAGTATGAGCCTTTATACGAGCAAGCTAGAAAGTTAGAGAATGTAACTTACATAGGTTACAAAGAACACTCTTTTATACAAAAATACATATATCGTTACCATATGTTTGCTTATCCTAGTATATGGGAAGAAACAAGTTGCAATGCAGCTCTTGAGTCAATGGCTGCTGGATTATATTGTATTGTAACAAACTTTGGTGCTTTATATGAAACGTGCTCAGAGTTTCCTGTATATGTTACCTATGAAAAAGATACAAAAAGACTTGCTAATAAATTTGCATCTGCAATACGTCAAGCAGTAAACACGATACACGAGCCAGAGGTTTTTGAACATCTACAGATGCAACAAAACTTTGTAAAAAAATTTTATAGCTGGGATAAGAAAAAAATAGAATGGACAAATTTTCTACAAGGCATTCTACATGAAAGAAGTTAGATTATTTTTAGCAACTCCAGTTCATGATAAAGTGACCATGCATTACATGCAATCTGTTTTTAAATTGCAAGAAGAATGTTTTAACAAAAAAATAAAATTAACTTTGCATATGATGAAATCCTCATTAGTGACTATGGGTAGAAATTTATGCGTTAGTGAGTTTCTTCAATCTGATCATACGCATTTATTATTTATAGACAGCGATATTTTATTTAATACAGATCTTATATTTAAAATGTTAGAAAAAAATCAAGAAGTATTAAGTTGTCCTTATCCTATGAAATTAATTCAATGGGATAATGTGTTTGATAAACACCGTAATTTAAATTTAAACAAAAAACAAAGAAATACTTCTGGTAATATGTATCCTGTTAAATTACTAGATAAAGAAGACGATATAAATTTAAAAGATGACATGATAGAACTTAGTCATTCAATGACAGGTTGTATGTTGATACAAAGAGAAGTGTTTACTAAAATGATAAAAGCTTATCCAGATTTAACAATCAAACAAGAAACTGTCATAGATAATGAGTTGATTGAAAGACCTCATTTGTATAATTTTTTTGATACTTATTATGATACAAATCAAAAAAGATATTATGGAGAAGACTTTGCTTTCTCTAGATTATGGAGAAAGATAGGAGGTAAATGTATGGCCTTAGTAACAGAATATATCACACATGTAGGAGAATATCAGTATTTAGGTCGCTTATCAGACGAAATGATCTTACAAGGTCTTGATAGACAGCCAAAAAACAAGTAAACTATAGTAAACAAAGGAGATATGAATGGGATTTCCAGTTATGGCTGCAGTGATAGGAGCAGGTCTTGGAGCTTTATATACAAAAGCATCAGGAGGATCAAACAGAGATATGATTAAAAATGCATTAATAGGTGCAACAGTAGGAACTGTAGGAGGTACTATATTTCCTAAAACTTTAGGTGGTGGTATTGCTGGAATTACTCCTCCAGGATTTGATACTATTGGAGCAGCTACACCAACAGGATTAACCTCTTCGGTCCCTGTAAAAACAGGACTGGTTCCTACATTAAAAGGTTTAAGCACAGGAAAACAATTAGCTTTAGCTGGTGCAGCAGTAAGTCCTTTATTGATGATGGGTGGTGGAGCAAAGCAACAAGGTATGTTAGATATGCCTGATTTTGATGAAAAACAATATGCACTAGCAAAACAAAAAGCAGATGAGCAAGTTCGAGGAACAGCTGACAGATTTACTTATACATCTACACCTCAAACAATTGTAGACTCACCAATTTACACATTAGCAAAAGGAGGTATAGTAGATGCCTTACCTAAATACAACGAAGGTGGTGTAAATTATTTACCAAGTAAAATAGAAAACGATGAAAACGATACTAACAATTATGTAAGGGCAAAAGGATATGTTGAAGACGGATCTGGAATAGGTAACAAAGATAAAGATACTATGTTAGCTCAGTTAGCAGATGGAGAATTTGTAAGTAGAGCAGATGCCGTATTAGGTGCTGGTATTATGCAAGGAGCTAACCCTAAAGACTTTAAAGATATGAGAAAAAAAGGAGCTGACTTTTTTTATAAACAACAAAGTCAACTAAAAAGAATATATGACATGGTGAGCTAGTGAAGCTTACTGATGAGATTTGGGCAGTATTAGAACCTGCCGCTAAGATTGGCGACAAGGCTACTAGAGAGGACATAGAAAAAGGTTTGCAAAAAGGAGAGTTTAAATTATTTCAAAAAAACAATAGTGCTGCTATTACTGCTACAATTAAAAATTCATTAAGAATAGGTTTAGCAGGAGGTGATTTAAAAGATTTAATTGAAATAGAAAAGAATATAGAAGAATATGCAAGAGACAGGTATTTTAATTGTATTGATATATTAGGTAGAGAGGGATGGGAAAAAACTTTACCAGGTTATAAAAAGAAAGCAGTTTTACTAAGAAAGGAAATTAAATGAGTTTTATCTTCGGAGGAGGAGGTAGTGCACCAGCTTCAGCACCAGCTGCACCTGGAAAAACAACAACAATAACAAGAGAAGCTCCTGAAATAGAGGGCAGAAAATTAGCTCTATATGATGAGGCTATGAGATTAGCTAGAGAACCAATAGAAGTACCAGAGTATCAAGTTGCTAATTTAGCTCCTTTAGAACAACAAGCTATAGCAAAAGCTGGACAAACAGGTGTGGGTGATGCTTCAAGGGCTGCTGGTATAGCATCAATTCTACAAGGTAATATTTTAGCTATGCAACAGCCAGATATAGATGCATTTATGAATCCATATGAGCGATATGTTATAGATGAAGTAAATAGACAATCAGCTATGAAACAAAATGAAATGGCGGCACAAGCTGTTACATCAGGAGCTTTTGGTGGTGGTAGAGAAGGTGTGCAAAGGGCAGAAGAGGAAGGAAGAAGACTAGGCACAATTGGACAATTAAGAGCTGGTGGATTTGACAGAGCCACAGGTTTAGCGATAGGACAAAGAGAGTTTCAAACAAGAGCTGCTATGGACACAGGAACATCATTACTAAATGTGGCTAATCAACAACAAGCTGCACAAAGAGCAGATATATCACAACTAGGTGCTGCTGGAGCTTTACAAAGGCAAGTTGCAGATAGAGCCTTACAAGCAGAAAGAGCAACAGAAGTAGCAAGAGCTTATGAGCCATTTCAAAGATTAGAATTTGCTAAAGGTATTATGACAACCTTACCAACTGCAGCTTCTGAAATAACTAGAAGCACGGGTCCAGGTACTAATCCTCTTGCACAAGCGGCAGGAGCGGGTGCTGCAGCATATGGTGTTTACTCATTATTTTCACCAGGACAACAACAAGCTAGTGTAGGAGGTCAAAAAGCATAATGGTAGGAATTCTATCACCATTATTACAGTTAGGTCGATTGGGAGCACGAGGCCTAGGTGCCTTAAATAGGACTCGATTTATTGGCTTAGGAACTAGAACACCAGGTGGAACTAGAACACCAGGTGCTGTTAGAAGATCAGGAGGTTTAGAAGGACTTTTTTTGGGAGCTGATATAGGTGCAGCTACAGATGAAGATGCAACTCCTCTTGAGACTGCAGGGTATAGTGGTCTAGCAGCTTTGTTAGCTCCTTCAGCTATACAAAAATTAATTACCGGAAGAGAAATACCAACTACTACAAGATTAGGTAGAAATATTGGAAGAGCCGGTAGATTAGGAACTATAGCTAGTCTTGGTGTTTTACCTTTAGAATTATTTGGAGGTGAGCCAAATCAAGACATAGTAAGTCCAGCAGTTGTTGATTCTGCAGTTCAACAAAAAATAAATGAACAAAAAGTAAAAGATGCACAAGATGCTTCAGGTGCTGATTCAGAGACAAAAGTTAATCAAAGTGAAGCCCTTAATCAAAAAGTAGCAGAAATATATAGTAAAGAACTGACTAAAGAACAAGAGGAAGCCGTTCGTATATTTCAAAATAGTGAAAAAACAAAAGCTGATAAAGAAAAATTAGATACAACATTAGCAGACATTGCTGCTAAATCCAATGAAGCTATAAAGAAAGATCCAAATAAAACTCCTGCTGAGGTGGTGAAAGATAAAGAAGATTTAAACCAAGAAACTTTGCCAAAAATAGATGAGAATAATATTGAGACAGCCATACCTTCTATGAAAGCAGAAGCCTCAAAAGATAGAATTACTGAAAATAATCCTACAGGTTCTGTTGAGGGTGCATTATTGGAAAAACTAAACATTGGTGTAGATTTTGGTAATTTAAATGCCTTGTCTGAGCATAGAGAAAATCTTTACACCAAGTATCAAAGAAATCTAGATGACTATGAGAAAAAGATACAAGATGATTTTGATCAAAAACAAACTTTTGAAGAATATAAAGCTAGGTATGCAGATGCGTTAGGTGATACTAACTTTGAAAAAAATATGGCATTAATTAAATTTGGTTTAAATATGATAGGTGGTCGATCTTTTGATAAAGGTTTACAGGGTGCTTTAGATATAACCACAAGGTCAGGTAATACATTAATAGACGACATAAGTGCAATAAAAGCTAATGAGAAAAAACAAAATTTAGCTCTCTTAAATTCCTATATGGGTTACGAAAAAATTATGGAAGCTAATTTATCACAAGGAGAAAAAGATGTTTTTAACAAAAATCAAGCTCTCATTAGTCAAAAAGTTGGTGATATAAGTGCAGATAGAAATAAATATTTACAATTTTTGATAGATAAAGAGTTAGCTACATTAAAAAATGAACAACTTGCTATAACAGCCAGAAATAAAGCTGGTAAAATTAAATCAAAACAATTTGCATTAATTGATACTCCTAATGCTAATATGTTTGGTAAAACAAGATATGAGTTTGCTACTGATGAAGCAGGTAGAATAGGAGTCATAGATCAAGAAAGTTTTCAAAAAGATGGTACTGTTAGAATTACTCCTTTAGCAGAGGTAAAAGTAAAAACACTTGTTAATGGTGAACTAAAAGATACAACCTTAGACAAAGTGTATGCTAATAGACAAGATATAAAAGTAAATAACAAACAAAGAGATAACGCTTTAGTTGGTATGAATATGGCTAAAACAGCTGTTGGATTTATTAATGATGTTATTAGAATTCAACAAAAAGGGGATCTTAAGTTAGGTACTGCTGGTTATACAAGAGGTCTTGGTATAAGTTTAGTAGAAAATTTTAAAGATTTAGGCAGCATGTTTTTTGAAAAAGGCGGAAAAGATGATATAGCAACTGTTATTTCTGAGATGGATACCACTGATCCTAAAAGACTTAACGCATTTTTAGACACTAAATTTGATCAGCAATATAAAAATCGTTTACTTGGCAGTATTCCTACAGGTGTTACATGGAAAGGTAAAGATGAGTATTTAAGAAAATTTGATCAAGATATGGCTGATACTAGATTAGAGGTATCAAAAATATTAGCTGACAAAGATGATACAGCAAAAAGAGTAGGAAAAAGAATGGGTGTTAATTTAGATAAATTTACTGGTGCTGAAAGAGATAATGTTATAAACCAAATTGCTTTACTAAGAACTATTGAAGCAAGAATGAAATATTTGTTAGCGAATGCTAACAAACCTACTGACAGATTAACAGTTGCCGATGTTAATGCTGCTGCAGAAAGAACACAAATTTTGGTTTTTGGTAGATCTGATGCAGAAGTAGCTGCAGCATATAGAAACTTAAATCCAGAATTTCAAGGAGCTTTTAAAACAAATGCACAAATTTATATTAATAATGGTGGAGACCCAACTGTTGCAGAAGATTTTAAAATGATGGATATGTATAAAACTTATGCAAATACTATAGGGGAACCAGTAACAAAAGATGCTACAGAGGGAGAGTTTGATAGTCAAATACTCAAAGATGTATTTCCACAAGGTTTACCAACATTGAGCAAATAATGGATGAAGAAAACACAATAGAAAGTTTACAAAATCAAATAGATCAAGGTTTACTAGACACAAGAGCTTTAGATGACGCACAGCGTGAAGCTATGTTACAAGCGGAACAAGCTGGTGTTTTAAACTTTGGAGCTGATGGTTTTTTAGCATTAGAAGAACGACAAAAAGGTGCTACTGTAGGCATACTTCGTGAAGCACAAGAAGCTAGGCCTAAAGGGATTGAAACTCCTGTAGGAACTTTATTTGACTCTAGAGCTGATTACGAGTTAGTAGGTGACTTAGTAGGTTCCATTGCTCCTTTTCTAGCTAACAATAAAGAGATTGCAGATTCTTTAAAAGAAACAGGCAGAGGAGTAGGTTCACAAAGACCAGGATTATTTAACTTTGCTCAAGCTAATAGTAAATTTGCAGATGATTTAACAGCTATGGCAAACAAATTACCTGGTAGACCAGGTAAAGCATTGGGTGCTTTAGCACGAACTATAAATTTTGCAAGAAAAACAGGAAGCAAAGCTTTTCAATTAGCAGAATCTGCGGTAACTAGCAAAAGTGTTTTGAGCCCTATAGCTAGAACAGAATTAAGATCTTTACAAGGTGGAGCAGTAGGTGCTGGATTAGGATCACTTGGTTTTGATGTAGCTCGCTACAATGCAGAGTTGAGTTCTAACGCCATTTTAGATCTTAACGATGTATCTACAGCTGAATTAGATCAAGGCCCGGAGTCAGTAAAAGTAGGTATGCACGCTTTAAATGCTATGGTAAATTCAACTGCGTTTGGAGTAGCTGGCACAACTGCAGGATATTTCGCTGCACGAGCAGGTAGAGGTGTTCTAAAAGGTATATTAGGTTTGAACAGACCTAATGCCGTGAAGTTAGCCACAATGGCAAAAGAACAAAATATTAATTTAAGTTTAGCTCAATTAGCTGATGATGAAGGTTTTCCAGGATTTATAAAAGGTTTTTTTAGAATTATCGGTGTTACTCCTTTTGTTGCAGACGCAGGTAGAAGAAAAGCAGAAAAAGAATTGCCTAAAGTTTTCAGAGCTGCTTTTAGTGCTTCAGAAGATTTTGCTCCTTTTGGGCACGCAGAGGTGTTAGGAGCAGAGGGTTTGCAACTTATGAAACAAAATTATTTTAGAAGTGACGCAGTGGTAGAAGCTCAATACAATTCCTTAAGGAATTTTGTAAAAGATGAAGATATAATTGTAGTTCCTACAGAACATACAAAAAAATTTGTTAAAGATTTTGAAAATAAATTTCTATCTGGTGGAAAATTTGAAGAAGTATTAAAAAATACAGATGATCCTAGAGTCAGAAGTTTATTAAATAATTTTGGTGGAGAATTTATAGACCTTATAAAGGGTATATCAGGCACTTTAGTAAAAAAAGATGCAGATGGTAGAGTGATAGCAGATGCTGCTTTTGATCGTATGGGTTTTATGGATGTTGCTAGATTTAAAGCTGCTATGAACAATTTGTTAAAAGTAAATAAAAGTTCTATGGTTCAAAAGTTGGGCAGAAGATTTATACAAGAATTAGATAATGATTTAGCCTCTGTAGAAAACTTAGCTGTAGAACAATTATTTAAAAAAACTACTAACGAAGCTGGTGAAGAGGTAATAGAAAGTCAGATAGGTCGTGAATTAATTAGTAGATTAGGTTCAGAAGACGCAGCGATAAGAAAAATTACACAAGCTAAAGATATGCTTAGACAAGCTAATGCAACATTTTATAACACTATTTCAAATTTTGAAACAAAAGTTGCAAGTAAACTTAAAAATGGTGAATCTTATTTATTGACTCCAGAAATGGTTAACAGAGCTCAAGTTGGTTTTACCCCTAAAGAAATGTTTGATAGTATGATTAAAAATGTATTTAGAAGTAATGATGCTGACACTATATCACAGTTTGCAAAAATCATTGGTGTAGAGTCAGGGGATCAACAAATATCAGCATACGCAAAAGATTTTATGAAAAGGGCAGCTTCTCGACATGTGTATGATTCTTTTTTGGATGCTATGGATGAAGGAGCTAAAAGAAAAATTTTTCCAAAAGATATTTTACAGATTAGAAAAGAATTAAAAGACGCTGATGTCAATACCTACCAATATTTAGATGAAATCAGTAGAGGTGTTTTTAAAGGTATAGAAACTCCTGGCTTAATGAAACAAATAGAAAATATAAAAAATCCTGTAGTCAAAGAGTCTTTAATGAACTCATTAAAAATACAAAGTAAAGATTTAGATTTTACTCAAGTTATAAATTTACAAGATGGTTTTGATTTCGCTAAATTTAGAAAAAATTTAGGATTAGATACTCTGCAAGGCCAAGGTGCATTTAGAGCAATGGTTGGAGAAAAGCAGTATAAGAGAGTTGATGAGCTAATAAATATTTTAGAAGCGGTTGATAGTGTAGGTTTTACTAAACCATCAAACTTTTTAGCAAGAAGAGCGGGACTAACAGGTGTATCTTTAGCTGGGGGTGCCGTAACTGGAGGTTTAGTGTTTGGTGGTGGAGCAGGTGAAGGCAATAGTTTGTTTACGACACTAGCAACTTTTGTCTTGATGAGAAGAGCAGGTAAACTTTTAACAGATCCAAAAGCAACAAATGCTTTATTAGATTTATATACTCCTGCAGAAAGAGCAGCTTTAAATGCTAAACCAACTTTGCGTAATTATTTAGGTGTAGCAAGAAAAGATCAAGCATCTTTTGCAGGATTAGGAGTAGTTATAGATCCTTTAAAACCATTAGGACAATATTATGGTCCAAAAAGAACAAGAAGTTTAGCTACTTTTTTAAATGCTGCAATAGAAATGGAATCAGATAAAATGCCGATAGATCCTAATAAAGTTACTTTGACTGATATAGATGAATATTTAAATAATTTAGGAAGCAATGTAGACACTCCATCTGTTGATGTTTTTCAATTACCTGATGACACATTGTTAAAATTTTTTCCTGATGCTTACATGTACAAGTATGCTCCTGATGCTGAGAAAAGAAAAATGTTAGATTTAAATCAAGGACAAACTAAAGCCGAAGAGCAATCAAGAATGATGCCCCAAACTGATGCTCCTTTAGCACCACCTGTAGAGGAGCCAGTAGAAACACCACCATTACCAGTAACTCCAGAACAAACTACAACAACTGCAGCTCCTAGTATTAATTTAAAACAAAACTATGCAAGTTTGTTTCCAGAAGATGCAACAGGTCAAGCCATAGCACAATCAAGGACAAGCTAATGGATGAAATGATGTTTTGGAATATCTTGCTCACTATACTTGCCTCTGCTTTTGGCTGGGCATTTAGCAAAATGTTTGCAGAAGTAAAACGCTTACAAATACTACTCAATAAAACCAGGGAAGAGTACCTGCCTCGTGACGATGCAAAGTCACAGACTTCTCAGATTCTAGAACAACTTCGTAGATTAGAAGTTAAACTAGATAGGTTTATTGAGAAACAAAATGGTTGATCCAGTTACTGCTGGAGCAGCTGTCCTCTCAGGTATTAAATTAGTTAAACAAAGTGTCGATTTTGTTAAGCAACAAATACAAACTTGCAATGATATTAGTGAATTAGTAGGTCATATTGATAAGGCTATGATGGGTGAACAACAAATCATTAAAGCTAGAGATTCAAAAAATGTCGACCATTTCGCCATAGAGAACGTGGCTCAAGAAGTTATAGATGCTAGATTAGCAAGAGAACAATTAAACGAAATGAAAAATTTAATTAACCTTCGCTTTGGTCCTGGTACATGGGAGTTTATCTTACAAGAAAGAAAAAAACGTATTGATGCAAAGAAACAAGCTATTAAAGAGGCAAGAGCTGCTAAATTAAAAAAACAAAAAGAAATGTACGATATGATAAGAATGGGTTTCATAGTATTAGCAGTTATAAGTTTCATAGCAGTAGCTATAGGTATTACAGTAAAAATAGTTTTTGCACATTCAATAATTGAAGAAGACCATAAAAGTTGTATGTTGTATAAACCTAAATATTTTATGATATGTATGAATGAAGGTAGAGGATATGCAGATACAGAATTATATTTAGATTATAAACAAATGAAAGAAAACTGGATTGTCGATGATGAAAAAAACTAGTATAATAATGATGTTAACAATAGGAGTTTCTTATGAGAAAAACTAAAGGTATGAAAAGAATGGCAAAAGGTGGCACAAAAATGATGAGAATGTCTAAAGGTGGCACTAAAATGCGAAGAATGGCCAAAGGCGGAACTAAAATGATGAGGATGTCTAAGGGCGGAACTAAAATGATGAAAGCCAGAGGTGGTAGAATGGCCACAAAAGGGTACAGTAAGGGCGGAGCTAAAAATAGAGAAATGCTAAGCTTACTTAAAAGAGCAGCTGGTGGTATGGGATATAAGCTTACTAAAAAATAACTTGCTAAATTAAAATCCTGTATATATAGTAAGATATGGCATATCTTACTAGCAACATTCCATATTTTAAAGTTTGGGTAAGAAAAGAATTTACTCATAACCATAGAGATTTTCATGGCGAGTTTATACATGGATTAGCTATCGCAGTTACAGCAATTCCTGATCGTTCTTTATCTTTTCAAATTGTTTTTACTGGTTGTGAAGATGAAGACAATAGAGTAAATGGTCCTCATGGTGGTGCCATGTGGGCAAGAATGCCAATTCAATCTTTAGTGGCTGATGAAATGTTAGATGAGTATCCTCCAAGGTGTCCCAATCATTTTATTCAGCCTTGGGATTGCTCTAGCAGACATTTTAGTATAATAAGATATGATAGAACAAGTAGTTCTCCTTGGATAACAAAAATAGATGGACAGTTTTACAACGCTAAATATTACTTTACAATCGACTACACAAACGGAGATGAAATGACAAGCTTAGGAGACGATGTTGCTCAACATAAACAAAGTCATGTGCTAGCTATTACAAGTGGTGACTTTAAAGGACAGATAGTAGCACAACCAAATAATAGAGTAAGGGTTACCAACCCAGCCTTATGGGTAACAGGGGATGGTGCTCCTAACTTTATACCAAGTCAATATGAATTTTCTGCTGAAGAAGATGAAAGTTATATGGATCCAGAATATACTTTTAATAACTTGTATGCAGATAATAAGAAAAAAAAATAGTTTTACCATAACAGATTTTAAAATTGTTCCTAAGTATAAATACAAATCGTATTCTAGGAACGATGAAAAAATTAGAACATATAATGTAGAGGGAGAAAAAATACCCTCTGTAACAACTATAATATCTGCTACACAAAGCGAAGAAAAAAGAAAGTCCTTGTGTGATTGGAGAAAAAGAGTTGGTGAGGAAGTAGCTACAAGAATCACGATAGATGCAGCCAGACGAGGAACTGAGATGCACCTGGTATTAGAAAAGTATTGTCAGGGTTTGCCTTACTTAAATACGACCATACAAGGTAATATATCTAGATTAATGGCTCATGTAATAGTAGAAAATTTAGAAAAATTAAAAGAAGTTTGGGGAAGTGAGGTTAATTTAATATATAAAGATTTTTGTCCGTCTTTATATCCAAATCCTAAAAAAATGGCCTGGGCTGGTTTAACAGATTTGGTAGGTTTATATGATGACAAACCGACAATTATAGATTTTAAACAAGCTAATAAATTAAAAAAAGAAGAGTGGATAGAAGATTATTATTATCAAATAGCAGCTTACGCAATAGCACACAAAGCTTACTATGGAGAAATAGAACAAGGGTTGATATGTATATGCACTAAAGATTTTCAATACCAAAGTTTTGTGATGGATTATAATAAACTTTTAGAATATGAAAATAAATGGATGGAAAGAGCTTACGAGTATTACAAGAAGTTAAGCACGATTTCTCCTAAAACTTGAGAAGACATCGTTTTCTTTTTATTTAAAGCCTCTAATATAAATTCATCTATAGTGCCCTTAGTCACAATATCTACATAAGTAACACTTTTGTTTTGCCCTTTTCTGTGTGCTCTATCTTCAGATTGTTCTCTGTGTGTAAGATCAAAAGAGTTACTATAATATATCACAGTTTGTGCAGCTGTTAAATTTAAACCATATCCTCCTGTGGATGGATTGCCTACAAAAAATCTTGTGTACTTATCGTTTTGAAAATCTTTTACAGCTTTATCTCTATCCTCTACACTTACTGCTCCATACATAGCTACTGTTCTATCTTCTGGATATTTTTGTTTTAGTGTTTTTATGATGTACTCTAAATTAAAAATATAATTAGCCCAAATAATTATTTTACCTTCTGTTTCATCTATTACATTTATAAGTTCTTTTATTTTGTTATTATCTAATATTTTATTTTCTTTATTATCTGCACAAAAGAATCCACAAGTAACCTGGTGTAATCTAAGCAGTTCAGTTAATTTGTTTGTATACGAAGACTCTTTGTTTTGAAAAACTGCTCTGGCATATTTTTTTAAATTAGAATATATTTCTATTTGTTCTTTACTTAATTGCACATATCTTTTTACATATATTTTTGGTGGTAAATCTAAACACTTTTCTTTTATTGCTCTATAAGAAAAACTTTTTATTTTATCTTTTAACTCATCGACATTTTGATAATCATAAGGTATCATGGTTTGTCTAAAACCATCTCTTGTCAAAGGCCTAAGTTTAGCATATCTAGCTCTAAAAGAATAATAACTAGAAAAACCTAAAAGTCCTTTTTTTAAAAACTCACATTGTGCATATAAATCTAACGGGTTTTTAGTTACAGGTGATCCTGTCATAGCTCTTTTGTATATTATATTTTCCGCTAATTTTATTATATTTTTTGTTCTTTTAGCTTTTGGATTTTTAATAGTTGTGCTCTCATCTATTACCATAAACATATTTTTTTCATGATCTTTAACTAATTTTTTTGCTACTTTCATACCTGACTGTATAGAAAAAGATTCTACATTCATTATGTACCAGTTTAATAAGTTAGGATCATATTCAAACTCATCTACTTTATGTATGTAAATTTTATTTCTAGCAGAACTATGTGTGTTTATTTCGTGCATCCAATTGTGCGTAACACTATTAGGTGCTATAGCTAATACCACATTAATTTTTTTTTCTGTCCACAAATACACAGCGTTATCTATTGCTACTTTTGTTTTACCTGTACCCATGCCCATAGTAAGAAAAAAGTAATCAAACCTTGCTCCTTTTATAAGAGCTTCACGCTGATGTTCTAAAGGCTTTGTTTTATATTTAAATGTCATTTACAGATTATATTGGCTTTTTTATGATATTGTAGGATTTTTATGTTGACATTGCAAGTGTAAATTATTAAGGTACCAAAATAACTAAGGAGAGAAACATGAATGAAGAAGTAAAAATGACGATTGACGTAGAAGATAATAAGTTAGGACAGTTAAGAGATTTAATCTTAGACATGACTAAAAATGAGAAGGCTATTGAAGATCTTAAATCAGCTTTATCCACTCTTAATGAACAACAAAGACAATTATCTGAAGTGTCCATACCAGAGAAGATGAAAGAACTGGGACTAAAAGAGTTTGTTACCAATGATGGTGACAAAGTGACGACTAAAAGTTTCTACACAGCTTACTTACCAACTAAAAAGTCTTGTGAAAAAAATAAAGAGTTAGCTCTACGAAGAGCAGCAGGAATAGCTTGGTTGGAAAAGAATAATGCAGGAACTTTAATTAAAAATACTTTAAGTATTTCATTTGACAGAAGCGACTATAGTAAATCATTAGGTTTAAAAGATAAATTACAAGCCGAAGGATATCCTGTTATACTAGACGAAACAGTAAATGCAAGATCTTTACAATCTCACATAAATGAGTTGAAAGAAAGTGGTCAACATGTCAATGACGAATTGTTTAAAGTGTATCACAAAACTGAAACTATAATTAAGAAAGGAAAAAACGATGA